CGAAAGACTGGGCGGTGAGTCATGTTCTTGAAAAGTAATGTTTCTTCTTCGCCATTTTCGGCAGCAAGTACAAGGGTTTCAAAGTCAATAGCCTTGACTTTTTGCCAAGAGGCACCCTTCTTAATCTCAACTCTTTTACCTTCATTGACTGCATCAATCATATCTGATTGCAATTTGATTGTGGCTTCTTTTAGTCTTTCTTGCCGTGCAGTGCTTGTGCTAGGTTTGCGACCCACTCCGACTGTTCCGCTTCGGACATTTGATAAAAGTTCTTCGGGATTGACACGAACAACCGTTCCTTCCCCGAAGATGCTGTCGGGGTGCTTTTCGTATTCTGATTTTCCAAGGCTGCCACCCGTTCCTCCTGTTGATATTTCTTTAGAGTTCTTTATATCCCAGATACTGTACTGGTCACGATTAGTGCCAAGTGTAGTAGCAATATCTTCTTTGGCAACATTGTCAGAGAAGTCCAAGACTAATTCTTTAGCCTGCTTATTGTACCAACCACCAAAGTGAAGCGTTGGGTCTTTCTCAAACACAGCACGATTCTTTTCAAGGTACTGCTTGATATGACCAATAGTTTCATCAACGCTTTGTGAAGGTAGAGTTACCCCACCAGTAGCGCGAGCAACCATATAACCACTTTTTGGAGAGTCATAGGTTACGCCATTGACAGAAAAGCCACCAGCATGAATACGGTTAGCAAGTTCTTGTTCAAGAGTTAAAGGGCCTTGCCATGGTTCGCTGCGTGGGTGCTCCATTGGCTTATCACCAATACGACCTGGGCGACCAGATGGAGTCTCAATGTACTGTTCTACTGAGTGGAATGTGCCACCCTTGGCGTAACGGTCAGCGATTGACTTAACCCCAGATGTAGAAAGAGAACGAGCCTCGTTAATGTCAAAGCGAGTTGAAGAACCGTGGTATGTAACCTTTGATTCTAAGTCAGATAGTGCGCCTAGGAGAAGTTTAACTTCATCTTGTACGCGTAGTGGTCGTCCACCCTTTTCGGGCATTGGACCTTGACGTTCAACGAAACCTTTTTGGCTATCTAGTAACTCACCCAAGCGTTGGTTAATATGCTTAGCCATCTGGTCACTGGTCATGTCATCGTTGCGTAGTGCATCAACGTAGCGACCAACTTCATCGGCTAGAACTTTGGAATCATCTGTTCGACCAAGAATCACATTGATGTGGTCACCTAAACGTGAGAATCCAGTCTTACGGTTATTGAAGAAGCGTGCTGCTCCCTCTTTACCGTTGGCAAGAAACATACCTGGAAGGGCAAAGCCCTTAGCAGCCATAGACAGTTGAGCCTCTGTTACGTTTCGGACTGTATATCCAAGGCGCATGAGTACAGATGTTTTAAAAATATCATTGACGGTATCAAGGGCTGCTAAGCCCTTCTGTCCACGCAATGCTAAATCTTGTGTGTCAATGCTTGAAAGAATTGTCTTAAGAGAACCTTCATGTGCATCAATAGCGTATTTAAGTTTACGCATGTCAGCAATGATTACAGTGTTGGCTGCTTCGCGGTTAAGCATTGGAGCAACTGCATGCTGGATAGTATCGCCTACGAAGTAGGAAATAAAACCTTGGTCTTTATGCTTTGCAATGGCACCAGCACGGCGTGAATCAAACAACTGATATAGAGTATCAATTTCATCTGATGAATACTGTGGAAATAAATGTCCAAGTGCTGACTGCTCTGCCTTAGTAATAGCATCTAAGCGTTCTACTTCTGTTGCAGCATTAAGGTAGTTATCTGCAAGGACACGACCCTTAGCGCCAAAGGTACGACCAGATAAGTCATTGACTTCACGCAAGAATGTATTGAACTCTTGGAAAGAGTTACCATCGTTGACATTGAATACACCGCTTGGTAAGTCCTCGCGGAAGTAATTAACAACTTTAATAACTGGGTGAAGGCTTGTCTTTTGGAAAGTCTCAATTCCTGGCTCACCAAATGTACGGGCTGCTTGCTTTTCGCCAGCCTTAATTGATGCGCCCTTTGAAATACCACGCTCGAAACCATATTTAAGTTGTGTACCGCCAGTGGCAACTTTATCTAGTGCCATTGAGTAGCGAGTATCCGTTGCAATTAAATCTGTTACATAACTAGAGATAGCAGCGTTATGTTCTTCTGATACAAGAATGTCGCCTTGTAGTTTGCCATCTAATAACTGGCGCTCAGCATGTGAAGGACCATCAAGAAACTTCTCAAGAACTAAACCAGTCTCTGGGTCACGCTCAGCAAGGGCAGCCATAGCCTTTGTATTCTTGCCAGTAATAGCACTGAATACTTCGCCAACTTCTTCTACAGTTTTAGTACGACCAAAGAGAAATGCCATAGCATCAGGGTTGGTAACCTTCTTCTTTGCCCAGTATCCTGCTTGTCCAGCAGCATCTGTTTCTGCTAAGTACTGTAAGTCTTTAGCAGCAGGGCCTTCGCCCTTAACACCAGCAGCAACTAAAGCATCAACCTTTTCAGGTGTCATTGCTAACTTACCAAATACAGCACGAGCCATACGCCCGTTAATCTGGTCAAGCATTGTTGCCTTTGATGCAATTACTGCACCTTTGCCAAGAAATCCCGTAAAGGTAAGTGGGTCAATGACCGTAGATGCAACAACATCTTCCATACCAGATATAAACTTACCTGTGTATTGGTCTTGGAAAGCAGCCTTGCGGTCCTCGGCATTAAAGATGTCAAAGCCTGCAGACATAAAGCGTAGGTTGTTATCTGTCCAGTCTTGGAAGAAACCGCTACGGTCTGCTGAGTTTTTGCCAGGTGATAAAAGTGAGAGTGTTGCTTGACCTAAAGAAATCTGGTCTTTGTTTGCATCAACACGAGTCTTGTAAGCATCATAAGTTTCATCAGTGTTCTTAAACTTGTTATACATCAAAGGCGTATCAAGGATACCCTTTTCAATTGCTTGGCGTGCAACGCCACCCAACTTGTAGGATTCTTCACCTACGGCAAGTACACCTTTAACGGCAGCACGAACTGGAGTGCTTCCAATTTTACCAATATCTTTTGCTACGTTTAAACTGTCAACATACCAAGGGTCGCTGTTAGACATTGAAGTAGATAAGTCATGGTATAAACCTGTGAGTCCAGTAAAGTCGGACACACCTTTAGCCATCTTGCCAATGGAATCAAACCAACTCATTGTGCTGTTGGCGTTCCTATTTGGCTTTTAAGGGCGCGGTAAAAGTTACGAGTTGCATTACTTGCATTAGGCATCTCCGCGATGCGAGCGTATATTGGAAGTACGGCTGCAAGTCTAGCCATATCCTCATTGTTTTGTGCTTGTAGATAAGCAGTTGATGGTAGAAGTTCCATGCCACCGCCAGGACCAGTTGCTGCTCCTGTTGCTGGGTGCTCATCTGGGCGTTGTGTTGGTGCATCAAGTGCAACACGCTTTTCATCCATGTTCATTACAGGTGCTTTTCCACCTACACCTTTAGGTGTTGTAACGCCTGACTTATTCATCTTTGCTGATGATTCTAATTCTTGAAAATCTTGGGCATTGTCAACGCCAGAAACATAGTTTGCTGCTTGACCTGAACTGCCTGCACCGCCCGTAGCGGAGACTTGAAAGTTTTTTGCTGCTTCGACTGCCATTGTTTTATCCTTCGCTATAAGAGCGGTATTGTGAATGGACAGTTTTTAATCATGTCCAGGATTGATAATTACTTTGAACCGCGTGTGCCTGATGGTTGTGTTGTAAACATCGTTGTAGATGCCTTAGGCTTGCCACCTTTAGGCGTACCTGTCTTAACTGGTTGCGCGATGTTTGCCTTTGCCATTCCACCCTGATTAGCGGGCTTTGAGCCTTTTCCAGGTTGGTTCTTTGGCTTAACTGGATTTCCAAATGCCATGGTTTTCCTCCTCCCCTTAGATAGGTTGTCGCCGTGCGACAGTTGCTTGTAGTTGAGGTTCGCCACGAGAACCAAGAGATGCTAGTAGCGATTGAATATCTGGTCTACCACCTGGGGCCATTTGCCCTGGAGCGACTCCCTGCATACGACCCGAAGGATTTAGTCCTGGAGGTAGTTGTTCTTGCCCCGCACCTGCTGGAACCGCACCTGGTTGCCCTAATTCGGGACTTACTCCTGCAGGGGTAGCAGCAGGTGGGGGATTCTGAGGTGCCCATGCCTTTTGGATAGCAACTTCTATTGCTGTTCCCTTTTGGCGTTCGCTAATGACGGTAGAAAGTTTCATAAGAATGTCAGAAGGGTCTTGTCCTTGTGAGGCAAGGGCTGGAATAGCCTGTGCGTATGAAGCAATCGCTTGTTTCATGGCATCGCGCAGTTCTTCCGTCTCAACTTTTTCTTCTTCTTGTGTTGCATTAAAGTTAAATGGCATCTGTCGGCGTAGGAAATCGCGTGAGATTAACTTATCACCTCGTGCTTGTAGTCCAAAGACCAGTGCACGGTTAGGGTCCAGACCAGCCATGAGTCCGTATTGGACATCTACGGTGTAGTCACTATCAATATCACGACTTGGCTTATATTTAATGTTGTACGGCGTACCATTAAAGATACCCGATAGTGTTTTTTCCTTGTTACCAAAGATTTTTTCGTCTGTCTTGAGTGCTAAGGCTAGTAATTCTGTGAATACACGGGCAAACATTGAGTGTGCTGTCTTGATTTGTGTATCAAAACCACCCATAAGTGCTTGAACACCACGGCCTGTGATGATAGAAGCATCTGAATTACCTGTTCGTGTCTCTGGATAACGTGAACCTAAGCGGAGTTCACTTTCAAGAACATGCTGCTGTTGGAAAGTATTAGCAGGTATTTCAAGCGGGACTCTGCGAATTTCATTAGGCTTACTGGAACGCATAATTGCATCTGGTCCAAGGGCTAACTCCTGTACATCCTGAGGCATCGCTATCGGTGCCTGTACTGATTTGGTTGCTGCTTCCAAAGAAAGCAATGCATAACGTGCTTTAGCAACCTGAATTGCTAGTACATCATCGAACTGTCCTCGTGCTTGGTCATCAATAGATGGTCGGCGTACAATGCGAACCATACATTCGCCCATCTCATTGACTGCCTTATCTAAAATAAGGTTACTTCTTTGAGGTAAAAACAGTACATCTTGGTCTTTATCGTGGAAACGAATGACCTCTGACATAGATGATTGACTATTCTTGTCATAAATCAAGTGTGCAATCTCTGGATACTGTGACATTAGTTCCTGAGTTGGCTTGTTAATGCGCTGGAAGAACATCGTGCATCGTCCAAAGCGGTCAATAACTGGGTATGAACCCATAGAATCAAGGAAACGGATACGAGGCATCATGGCATCGTAATCAATTTCAACCTGTGCAGGAACAAACCCGTAAGTTACATAGCGGTCAGCAGCAACAAACATCTGTGACTGTAAATCGGAGAAGTCAACGTATCCGTTAACAATTTCTTCGCGCTTGTCAGCCTTCTTGCGAACTGTCTCAGATACCATAGATGTTGAGTTGCAGTTAAAGGCTGGAAGTGGAGCGATTGTTTCGGATAAGTCACGGGCAGCAATGTCAACCATATTAGCCACGATAGGATTTTCAAAAGGACCATCGGGGAATAAATCAGGGTAAACATCACGCATCCTACCTTGACGAACTAGCAGAACTTGGTTCATACGCTGGTCGCGGTCATCGTACATACGCCGATAACGGTCATAAGTATCTTTGATTTCGGAAATGGAGAGCGCCATATCTACCTCCTGTCTTTTATATTGTTATTAAGTCGGATAAGGAAACGGTCATTTGTTGAGACTTGTCATAACGCGTATGGAACATGGAGGCATTGTTATGATTACGAGCATATATGTTTGCGCTATTGATTCTGTCTCGCACGGCGAGTTCAGTAAACCAAAGTGCCATTACACAGTCAGTCTTTTGTGATTTAGGTGCATCTGGATACCAAGTAACCAACTGCTCAATGAGAGCCTTGAGTCCTTCTGATGCATGAGTAGAAGGAAACTCTATAAGAGCATTACCTTCTTGATACCCATGGAAAAGTGTGGTTAGAGATGCAACACCGAAATCGGTATCCCATTTGTTTTGGCCCGTATGATGTTCTCGTAGGGTTGCACCTCTAGCCGATAGGTATTCTCGTACCTCACGGTCCTGAGTTAACATTGCTTGAAAAGCATTTTTTTCTACACGCCACTCAGAGATTTTGTATTTGTCGGTCCAGTCTTTAATTAAACTTCTAATATCGTCAGGTTTCATGCCAGGAACATTTGACACGTCAAGCAAGTACCGTTTTTGTGTGTTGATGTCTACACCCATACATACGGCTGCCGTATAACCTGACATTGCGGGGTCAAGCCCTGCCACAATAACCAAACCATCCATACCGTGGTGGCGGTTACCTGCTTTGCCTTTAGGAATTAAGCCAATGTTGCGTGCTCCGTTAATAACACCCTTGACTGCTGCTCCTGGGAAGGCTGAATCTTCATGTACCTGTTGTTGCTGATAAACCATTGCCCACAAGTTAGGTGAGATACGCCCACGCTTTTTAAATAGAGCAGGTCCTGACCATTTATCGTATAGTCCGTTTTCGTCAGGGATACCTTTACCAGATACGGGTGGCATATTAGTCTTAGGCCAAAGCGTTACCCAGTCATTCGGGTCATCTGCAAACTCAAGGACAGCGGGTTGGGCAAAGTATGTCCAAGGGCTTTCCTCATCAGGGTAGCGCATAGGGTCGCGCAGTTCTGAATATAAGTCTTTAGGGCGTAGGCGTGTACCTACAACAAGTAACTTACCGCCGTCATTGTCAATACGCGACATAACTTCTGACTGAATCCAGTCAATCTGGCGTTCGTACTCATGGGCGTTGGTATGGTCAACACAGTCGTCCATGATGATTAAGTCAGCACGGGAACCGTAGATATGTCCACGAATACCAATGGCCTGAACAGTAGGGTCCTTTTCACCAGAGTCGCGTGACTCCGAAGAAAGGTAAATTAAGTCCTGCTTCCATGAATCCGAATTTTTTTCAAATCCGCCTGGAGGTCCAAAGGCGAGATGTAAGTCTTGATACCTTGGATGGGTGAGTCGGTTTTTTATGGAGAGCAGGAACTTTTGCGCCATAGCCTGTGTCTTAGATACCACCATTATTCTGATGTTGGGGTTCTGGCAAATCCGATATACGGCATAGTTGACCGTGATGGTTGTAGACTTAGCGTGCTCAGGTGGTGTATTAACAATCAATAAGTCGGAGGCACCTGGCTCATATACAATGGCTGGGTGCACATCAGTGATGGGTCTGGATTCTAATAAGTCAATCCAATGCTTCTGATGTGCGAATACTTCTGTGCCTAGATACTTAAGAGAGAACTCGTCAAAGGGTGGTACCTCAACGGTACCGCTCTGGAGTTCGCCACGGGCGGTCATGGACCGCACCTTGTCTATTTGCAATCCGAAGGATGGGTCAGTCTTACGGTAGTACTCGTAAGTTTTGACACTTCTGCCTACGGCATCCATTGCTTTCTGGACTGAGTAGCCTTGCATAAGGAACTCAATGACTTGCTTCTTAATAGCATCTGCATTTAAAGATGCTGCGCTTTTTGGCTTTTTTTCCATAGGCTGCGTAGCAGAAACACTAACTTGTTTGTGTGTTTCGCTTAACTCACTTTCCTAACCGTAGGCTGTAGCCCCAAGGCGGAAGCCGTAGGTTAGGGCTTTATTTAGGGTATCAGCCTAAGGGCTGATTGCTTACTAGCGAGGGGCGGAAATAAAGAAGCCCCTCACTATAGTATTAGGTGTCCAGAAGGACACTGTTGGACATACATACGCATGTGATTTACATCACATATACCTGTAGCAGTATAAGTGCAGGTCAGAGCCTACATGACCCCCCTATCAAAGTTATGTAGGTCTCTACATATAGGCATATACGCACGCATATTTAAAAACCCTGGGTTCGCTCTCTGTCGTTCGCTCCCCTAATAACAATGCTTGCACGCTTGCCCTGCTTGCACGTTGCTTGCTTGCTAGTAAGTGAGCAGGTCTATCTCGCTTGAGCGCGACTACTCTTTAAGCGCGGGGGCATACACAGCGCCCCCCCTCCTCGTTTAAACGCTGCCCGCATCGCAGCGCATGCAGCGCCAAGGTAGTTGAAAGTTAAACTACCTCATAAGTTACTCATTGGTAACATCGCTAAAACCAGTTAAAATCATGGGCGACAGCGATTATGTGAAATCATGCAATGGCTAAAACCAGTATAAATCAATGCTTTCAGCGCCTTACTCGTGAGTAACTTAGCCATGGCGCATCTATTGGCGCTCAAGCCTTAGCCATGCCCGCCCCTAATCGGGGCACGAATTGAGGGCACAATTAGCCTTGTGAGCAGCACTTATGCAGGGTGCTTGATATTCCTACAGCACGAGAGTATTCTCCGCGTAGCGGGTTTAAACAGTAAGCCCCTCAACCGTAAGGACTGGCAATGAATCGTGAACAATGGCTCAACGAGTTAGCGAATCAGGCCCTGCCTGTAATCGCTCGAACTCTCGATAGTTATGCTCAATTCCGCGAGGAGGAATCGGCTGTACGCCTCTCCTGTGGGTTCCCTGCTCAGCAAGGCAAGCGCAACAAGGTTGCAGCCTGCATAGTGCCTCCTACCGCCTCCGATGATTTCAGCGGGGAGATATTCGTATCCCCTACGATTTCGCAGGGCAACGAGGTTGCCCTCGCTGTGCTGCCCCTATTGTGCGCCACAGTGACAGGCGACTATCGCAAGGGCGCTGCCTATCGTGAGGCACTCAAGCGCAACCGTTTAAACGCTGCAAGCCTGCCTGCATGGGCTGCTGCAATCGTGTCAACCTTGCCCGCTTACCCTCACGCTGCAATCACGCTGCAGCCTCAAGATAAGCAGACTACCCGCCTCCTCAAGGTTGCCTGCTTAGGTGACCTAATGAATGGCGAACAGCATGCAGCCTACATTGTGCGAATCTCTCGCACTACCCTTGCCAATTATGGCAGCCCAATCTGCCCACTATGTGGTGCAGCACTAGCGGAAGGAATCTGACCATGAGCGCAACCTACGGAATTGAACTAGAGATGAGCGACCTCTCAATCTCCTCAGCCCAAGCACGTTTAAACGCTATCGGCTTGAACTGGTCATGCAAGCCTGACGGTACCCGCGGGGTTACCGCGGAGGCTGTTAGCCCTATCCTTGCCTACACTGACCTAAGCGAGGGCAGCAAGGCAGCCCGCGCACTGGCTCAAGCAGGCGCAACAGTCAACAAGCAGACAGGCTTCCATGTGCACTTAGGCGCTGACCACTACGGCCTAGAAGGTATCGCCCTCCTTGTGCAGAATTGGAATCTGGCTCATGAGACAATCGGGGCGCTTGTTGCACCCTCCCGTTTAAACAATCACTTCTGCAATTCTGTACCATTGAGTCAAATTGACTCATGGGTAGAGAATGTACGCGCAGGCAATATCCGCAACATGGGCAACGGAGGGCGCTACTACAGCCTCAACCTTAACGCCTATGCAACGCATCGCACGGTGGAGGTTCGCCTACATCATGGCACGCTTAACGGTAGCAAGATTAAGGCATGGGCCGAGTTTTGCGGGGCCATGGCTCAATTCTCCGCTGACGGGGGAATCCTAGATAGTCAATTCTCCAACATTGCAGACCGAGAGGGTGCCCGTTTAAACGCGGTACGAAATCTCCTAGATATTCTCTCCGAGAATCATCTCGACATTGCAACAGCCTCTTATCTCAAGGGTAGAGCAGCAGACCTAAACGCCCGCTAAGCGGGCAGCCTGCCCCTAGTGGGTGAGCGAGGGTGCAATCCCCTCGGCAGGCACTCATGGCGCAAGCCATGAACACGACAAGCACAACGCGAACTCGTGTTTAAACAGTAAGGACTGGAAATGAATCTTTCAATCATAGACGGGCGCTCATTCTTAATCGTTGCAATCATTGCTGCCGTGTGGATTTGGTACTGGTGCGGTGAAAGATAACGAATTGTTATACATCGTTGAAGGTGTAGACCCTAGCGGGCGCAAGTTCGCTGGGCTATACAACATCGAAGAAGCCCGCGACCTAGCGAGCGCTAATCGTTTAAACATAGTGCGTGACAGATACACGCATGCTGTGATACAATCAACTAATCAATCGAAAAGATAGGACTGGAAAATATGTGCGGAATTGCTGGATTTTGTTTAACGCCTGCCGAATGTGCAACCTCATTAGAGGTTAGCAACATGGCAGCACAGATGCTGCTTGATATTGAACACCGAGGCCAAGATGCCACTGGTGCATCATGGGTTAACACTGGCACTAAGAAGCGGGCAATCTTAAAGCACGCTATCCCTGCCTCTCAATTCGTGCCAATCGTAGGCGATTACCTATGCGAGAACGCGCAGACTGCAATCTTACACACAAGATACGCAACCAAAGGCAGCCCCAATAACCGCGACAATAATCACCCAATCGCACGGGGCAACATCGTGCTCACACATAACGGACACATCAGCAATGACGATGAAGTGTTTAAACGCTTAGGTGTACAGCGCAACGCTCAAGTTGACAGCGAAGCAGCAGCAGCATTGCTTGCCTTCACTAGCAAGTATCACCCCGCCGAAGTACTGGGCACTCTTAAGGGTGGCGCAGCCCTTGCATGGATTACATCTACAGATGCAGCAACGCTACATCTAGCACGCCTTGCCTCCTCTCCCTTGTGGGTAGGACAGACGACACGGGGTAGCCTTGTCTATGGCTCAACCTATGAAGTTATATTCAACGCAGCAATCATGCTCAATGACGACCTATCATGGGAGTACGAAGTTGATAACGGAACTTATCTCAAGGTGCGTGACGGGCGCATCATCGAACACGAGACGTTTAAACCAGCACTCTCTGCCGTGTACAGCGTGGCATCGTGGCAAGATAAAAAGATAGACACGAGTTACAAAGCACGCGCACATCGCACAAGAATACAGGAACTACTGCCCTTCTAATCACTACAACATCAACCCCTCGCAGAAATGCGGGGGGTTTTTGCTTGCCGCCAGGGGTTCGTTTCATTATGTGTTTAAACACATAGAGTTTATCTTCCCAGGCGGCTGACATCTTGATGTTTAAACATGTGCCTGGTATGTTGCAAGCGGCTGCGTTTAAACAGAAAAAATAAATTAAAATCTTTTGAAATGTACTTGACCTGCATGTATCAGGCATGAGAAGATTCATCTATAGCAACCACGCTATACATAACAAAGGACTGACATGATTACTAACACAGATTTAATTGCGATAATCATCGCGCTAGTATCGGCTGGCTTAGTGCTTGCCATTGCACTACGAAAGAACTACTTACTGGAACAAGAGAACGCAAACCTCAAGCGCAGGATTAAGATTCTTAAGAAGGAGAAAGACTAATGAGTACAGCAGGTAAAGCACAACAGCATGCAGTCAAAACTTTAGTAATGAAATACCGCACCGAGTACGAAGAACTATACCGCGCAGAAGTTACGCGCCTTGGTGGAAACGTACGCCCTACAAAAGAACTACGAATTGCAAGACTCAAAGCACAGATAGAACAATTAGAAAGCGAAGGTGTTTAAACATGAGTGTACATGCTGGTATCTACGCCGACAAAACTTACTCAGGCTGGCGCAACTATGAAACATGGAACTGTGCCCTATGGATTAACAACGACTATAAACTATACATCTCTGCTTGTGCTTTCATGCAGGGATACAAAGGCAAGACACCTTACAAGACATGGATAAAGATTGCTGACCTAGAAGGCAAGCAAACTATAGACGGCGCACGCTGGAGTGGTAAGAAACTATCTTACACTCAACTCAATAACATGATGAAAGAACTAGTGGAATAATGAAACACCCAGAAGTTAAAGGCGTAGTGTTATTTACAGATGGCACTCACGAGGAACGCACGTTTAAACAACTCAAGGACTACCAAGATGCAGTCGGTGGACTCATTGAAATCGTAAAGTTATACGATGCAGCGGGCAAAGACTTAGCCACGGCCTATGTAAATGAGGAGGGGATTATGCTCAACCTACCGTTAAACGGATTCGGTGGTGCACTCTCTTTCATGCTGGGAAATAACCCAATGCTAATGGGTAACATGATAGTAGTAGGCACCGATGATGGCGAGGGATATGACACAGACATAGACCTAATGCTATTGTCTTTCATTAAGCATGTGTTACCAACGAGTAAGGAATTAGAAGATGAATCTGTTTAAACATATACACCCACATGCACGCATTTGGTTTATCACTGTACTAATTCTAATCGGAGTGTTGTTCGTGAACCCACGAGTGGAATATGTAATTCACCCACCTAAATCTCAGGTGCTTGCTTACTACACAAACGATTACCAACACTTCGCCATTGGCGAACTCATCAAGCAGAACAAACTTGAGCAGTACCCATGCCTCTATGAACTATGGCAACGAGAGAGCAACTGGCGACCCGCTGCCGTTAACAAGAGAAGCAAAGCCTCAGGTATTGCACAACTCATGCCCAACACATGGCAAATACTTAAGGTTAAGCCAACGAAAGATGGGTTTAAACAGGTAACAATCGGATTGAAATATATTGACCGACACTACGGGAAAGACGGCGGAATATGCAGAGCATATGCACATCACCTAGCAATGGGGTGGTACTAATGGCACCTACAAACTACAACACATTGAAAGATGAGATTGTCTTTCACCTTATTCAAAGCGGATACACATTCTCATCAGAGAACGGCGACCCCGTGGTAATCAGACCAATGAAGGTAGCAGTGCTGCTAGATTCAGTGCTTGACTACATGATAGGGGCTGGCTATGCAACCACAACGAAACTCTCCTAGCGTAAAGTTTATCCACATGCTCAGCAATATACCGAGAGCATACAAGCCACAATTCCACAGAGTTATGAAGTCAAAGGTAATAAATGGCTTGACCTACTACCGTTTAAACTACAATGCTAAAGCCTTCGAAGGTGCAGCATGTGCTGGTGCCGATACGGAAATGTTCTACCCCGATAGCGTGCAATTCAGCAGAGAAGAAGCCCTGTTCTATGCCACATTATGTAGTGATTGCCCCGTCAAAGCAGCATGCTTGGAGTGGGCACTAGCCCACGAAAGGCAGGGTGTATGGGCAGGAACCTCACCCGAAACACGAACTGCCCTACGCAAACGCCTTAAGATAGGACTCAAAGACCCAAACGATTACACCGACTCAGAGTTGCGGTAGTTGTGATAGAGTAAGTGTTAGGTACTCAGCCCCACGAAGGGGAAGCGCGGGATTGAGTGCCCATAAAGAAGCCCCACCACAGGAACCAGTCCTCCTGTAAGTGGGGCTTCGCTATGTTTAAACTATAATTCCTTAGACTTAGCAAGCATGAATACTTCATCTGCTAAATCAGATAGTGAACCAGCGTTAAGGATTACATCATCAAAGCGCCAGTTATCCATCGCAGTTTCAGATGCATGTAAGTTAACTGGCTTATGATTCTCACGCTGCACACGCCACACTTGCCCGCCCTTATCAACGATAGCCTGTGCCTCATTAGGAAAACGAACATCGTTGAAAACGATTCGCTCATCATTGGTTATCTGTTTAAACGCAATGTCTACCCAAAAAGATTCACCAAACATTTTTCGCCCAACTTCGGTACCAAATACTTGTAGCAATCTGCGTGCATCGGTATCTTTCTTAGCCCACTCCCACCCATATACATCTACTGCTTCATCAAGGTACATCAAGCGAGATGAGTATGCCACTATCGGATTCAATGCTAACAAAGCCTTACGCATAGGCTCAGCGAATGAACGGCGTTCGTATTCATAGTTAAGTAGCAATAGTTCTGCAACTGTATCTTTACCCGATTGTGCGTACCCACTCAAACCAATTATCATTGACTATAACCCCCACCAAATAGCGATTACAACTGGACCAAAGAACAACTCAACACATCTCAAACCATCATAGTAAGCAGCACCAACCATAAACATGCGCCAATTAAACTCAAATACAAACTTCATTCTTGCTCCTTTAATTCTGCCTGCGCTTGTGCGTTGGACTTGCGGTACCTTCTGTTGTTCCATATCGGTGCATCACCACCGAGTCTATCTTGTAACTTAGTAAGGGCACGACTAACACGCTTGCGTATGGCTTCCTCAGAGGCAGTGTATTCAATGGCTAATGCATCGAAGTCAGTACCACCATCATCAAACCTGCGCTGGAGTAGTAACCTATCTGCATCGTTTAAACGCCTCAATGCCTGGGCCACATCAGAGAGCAGAGCAAGCCTATTGTTTCCTTCACTTGGCTTGGTACTTCTACTAATGAACTCACTATCGGCAGGTGTTGAGGACTGCACCCAATACTCATAGTGCCACACATCTTTGAGTAACTCTTGTAGTACCTCGTGTGTGTAGTAGAAAGAATCACTTGGACTTGACTTAGATTTATACGCTCGTTCTTTTGCTGCAAACTTTTGACCCTCGTTGTTAAAGGTACGGCGCAGTTTAAACACGAGGCTGTCTTGCGCTTCCCATTCTTCTATCTTGTGCCAGTGTTCCAATGCCCATACATTCAGGTGTTGATACACATCATCAGAGGATACAATGTTGCGATGCACTCGCGCTGTGCGCTGGCTCGCCATCTTTGCTACCTTAAATATCTGGTCTAATAGTTCTTCTTTGTTACTCATTGATTAACTTCCTCGTTGCTGTTAGTAAATCTTCTACCGTAATGAGGAAGCCCTTGCTTAAGTTTGGTGGTATCTCACATGTTATTTCCCTGCCAAAGTTCTCAACTGCATACTTAAGTGTTGGTGTTGTCACCATCACGACACTCTTTTCTAATACGAACGCCCAGTAGTCTGCCTCTGTTACGTTTAAACCCGAAGGTTGCCATGACATAGACTTCCTAAAGAAACACTCAACCTCAATGTAAAGGTTGTTAGTTTTCCACCACTTCCTATCACGCTTGACTTCAATAGTCCTACCACCAGTGAGTAAGTCCTCAACAAGTTGCTCACCCTTGCGACCATATCCGAAGTCTAAATCAAATGATGAGCGATTAACCATCACCTAGCCCCCATCATTAAGCCCAAGCAATTCCCTAAGAGTCTTACTTTTTGGGTCATTGCGGTGCTTGAAAGACCAGAGCCAACTCTGGCACTGGTAATAAAACTCCTTAACAAAGTGTGCTATTGTCATTCCTATTGCTATTTGTAACCATAGTTCCATTGTGTTCTCCTTAGTTGTAGTCTAGATATAGTGGTCGTGGTATTATGTTAAGTTGTACTCTTCTCTGTTCATCCCAACTCCTTCTCTATGGCTCGGATAGTCCTGCAAGGATAGACAACATAGGTGTTGCAGTATTCATCACAGAATAACCCTGAAAGGCTATGGCAATCTATGTACTCTGCTGAACAACCACCAGTTTCATCAGGCTTATGCAACTCCACTACTGCACGAAGTGCTGCATTGTCCTGACTCCCTGCGTACCTACGATTAGTTGAACTTAATTTTTTCAGCAATTCATCGTGTGTCATCGCATCTCCTTTTCTATGGCTTGGATTGTTTCGCAAAGGTATTGATTGCATACACCGCAATGGTTGAACTCATCAGGCTTATGCAACTCCACTACTGCGCGAAGGGCAAACCAAGAAGCATTATCTCTACGGCAGGATTCACAATCATCTCCACATTTTGTGAAATTGTCGTCTATCTCTGCCAACAATTCATTGTGTGTCATTTAAGTTCCTCCTCTATGGCTTTGATTCCCTCTAACACTTTGCCCCATACTGCGGAGCCATAGTTAGTATTGAAGTATTCAAACATCTCTAAGCCTGCTTGAGTTTTAATATCAGACTTATCCGATTGATATGTTTCATCGTGTGTCATGTTTAAACACCTGCTCGCTTGCGTAAACCATCGGCACCTTCGTTGAGGTACACATCATTTACATCAGCACCCTCAGGCATGAACACAGGGAACACGTTATCTAGTTCACGACTAAGGTTCTTAGCCATCTCTCTGCCTGCATTATCACCATCACATAGCAGCACAATCTTGCCCCAGTCTGCCAGTACACGAGCGTAAAAAGGTTTCCAGTTGTTAGCCCCTGGCAACCCGACTGCATTGAAGCCAGCCTGCGTTGCTACTACAGTGTCAAGTTCTCCCTCACATATTACGAGGACTTCTGACTCCTCGTATAACGCTTGTACGTTATAGATATGCGTGGTCGCTCCTGGCCTTGACAGATACTTTGGTCCATTATCCATGACGATACTTCTAAATCGTAGGTCAATGGGTCCAGCGGGTGTAAGATAAGGGATTGATAACTTCCCAGTGTACGGTTCGTGTCCAATCTCAGGCTCCTTTACGAAGCCGAGGCGAAACGTACGAGCCGTCTCCGCTGTTATACCGCGACCCATTAGATACGGAAGTATCTCGTCTAGGTTTTGCTCGTAGTTCACCGTTGCTTTCGCCAGTAATTCTCTCTGCGATTTGCTTAGCCTCATTGAATGGCACTCCTTCTTTCTTCATAATGATGGAGTACACATCACCTGCCATGTCGCAGCCGAAGCATCTGAATCCACCGTTGTCTATGTTTAAACGGGCTGACTTAACTCTATCACCATGGAAGGCGCATCGCACTGTAATCCACCCGCGTTTTTGTGCGGGCAATTCGAATCCATAGTGTTCTAATACTTTTCCTATGTCATGTTTAGAGTTTGGCGAGAGCATCACTAAGCCTTTGCACTACATAAGCCTCACTAATCCCCTTGTTTGAAGCCTTAATAACTACCAATGGCGTAGGCGCTACCTTTAAATGCTTAGCCTTGCGATAGTTCTCTGCCTCTACATCTGCCTCACGCAACCAACCCGATAGGTCAATCTTTCCATCACGGCGTGGTGCCTTGGCTTCGATTACATATATGTCATTGTCTGTTGGTAGTGCAACATCACCAATGTCGTTGCGCCCTGCTCGTGGTAGACGTTGAGCGTTTAAACCCTGTGTCATCAACCAATCTGCAAGTTCAATCTCAAAGGCTGCACCTCTGCGCTTGTTACTTTTCTGTGGTGTTGTCATTAGACTGTGCCTCCGCTGCTTTCGCTGCTTGCCAATACAATGCATAGAAGTTCTCATCGAAGGCAAATCGTTTCATGTGTTTTGCAATGGCACCTGTATGTGCATGCACATCAATACCTGCTGCTTTTAACTTACGGAAGAACACAATGTCCTCACCTACAAACTTTTCTCCTAAGTTCTCAACCTCAGCAAACATAGACTGGTCAGGGAACTTGGCTCGTAGTAGTGGAACAACTGACTTATGCATGAGCGTAAGTCCTAGTCCAGCACAATCAACCTTAACCACTTGATTTTTAGGTAACGGATGCAAGTATTTAATCTGGTGCTCATGGCTACCTTCATCAAATAGAGCAGGCATAGGTTGCATCAATGATGATTCCATCTGTTTAGATATAAAGTACACACCACTAACTACTGGACGGGCTATCTTATCTGCCGTATTCCATAGTAGTTCTAGTATGTCAAGGGTTAACACTATGTCGGAGTCAACCCATAACAACCAGTCTGTTTTAATACTGTCAGCCCACATGTCAAAGAGGGCTTGGCGCTGCCTGCCTATCTGATTACCTTGCACACGCACGGCATTATGAATACCAATTCCACGCGTTGGTGCTGTGATAGTTGTATAGAGTAAACCTTCGGTAAACTTACCATCAGTCAAACCATTATCACACCAACCAATAGATAGTGTTTCTTTACTTGAGTGTGCCATGTTTAAACTTCTCCCTCTGAAATGTCTAGTACTTGCATTGCGTTCTCTGCCATCTCTTTCCAAGCCGTAGCCATCTCAAAGAGTTGGTCTGCTAAAGCGGTAGTACAATCATTAGCACGGCACTCTTGTAAGTGCTTACCTAATTGACCAACATAGTCTGCAAACTGTATTGACTCTAACCATATTGCCGAAGGGTTATAGATTTGTTTCGTTGCATCTTCGATGCGGTCCATAACCTCAGGCAATTCATGTCTAAGTAGTTCCTTCACTTCCGATGGAATGTTTGACTTCTCCACCATGGCTAGGATTTCCTCTGGTGTATTCGGCAGTTCCCGTTTCAAGAAACTGTTTAAACTCGTCATCTGTGAGTTCCTGGAATCTACCAGTCTCCTTTTTCTTCCAAACAATCGCTTTCCATCCAATCGTATAGGTCGCATTTGCTGGCACTAACATCAACTGTGCCTTCATATCAGTTAGCAACTGCTTGGTGGGTATTGTTAATTCATTTGTTACTTGTTTTAGTGGAACCTCACCACCGTTTTCGGCTACGGTTAGTTCCCATTCACTTGCGTTACTCATGCTTGCACCATGTCCAATACACTCATACTTGCGGGGTCATAAGAAAGCCAGACTGGTGAACCACCACTGGCATCAGCAGGACCGTAACGATTTTTAACTGCGTTAACTCCCATAGTTGCTAACTGCGGATAGACAGTCAGGATAAGGCTTGGCGTTTGTGCTACCTTGCCATGTAATGCAAAGCGTGGAGGACAAGGGTTACCTTGTACACCCTCGCTAGTGTGATGACAGACAAGCACTGCTGCGCCTGTCTCTCTAGCCCACCACTTGAGTTCCTTCATCAGTGTGCGTAATCCGCCCCACTCATCTTGTCCATCAAGGGTTACATCAACTGCATTGTCTAAGACAATCAAGTGCACATCTTCACCAAGGCGCTCTCGCGCAGCAAGGACTGCATCTTCAATGTCTTTTAATGTTGGTGCTGAATCAAACTCCCACATGATGTGGTCAGCAGGCTTGAGCATTTGTGCTGCCCATTCCCTGTCTTGGTCCATCAAAGGCTCAACCTCTTGTTGAGGTTTACCTGTGAGCATAGCCAATAGGCGTAGGCTCATGGTGTGTGAGTGTGTATCAGCAGATATGTACAGCGTGGGTACCTTGGCATGTACTGCCAGTGCTAAAGCAAATGTAGATTTTCCAGCCCCTGGAGGGCCAGCAACCATGCTTACCTCACCGTAACGAAATGAAATCTGTTGCGCTCCAAGAGAGTGCCACACTGTAGGCAGCGTAGCACCCCCTTGGGATGCGGTCTTAATAGCCCGCGATAGTAAGCGCATGATTATCCCTTAGCGGAACAAGCAGTCTCTCGTGGATTTGGGCAAGCAAAGAACGACTTGTATGGCTTACCCACTTTACTAATGCCTGCAGGAACCATACGCATAGGCAAGCCATGGTCGCAGGTTGGTGAAACACTAGGTGTTGATTGATACGGAGTTGTTGTGGTGTTAACTGCAGTTGGTGCAATAGCACCGTAATGTGCCTGTTGTGCCACAGGTTGTGGATTTAATCCAGCACTTGATAGTGCACCCAAGGCTGTAACTGTCTGCTCAAGAGCAACGATGTTAACGATGCGTGTTGTTAATGAATCAATGTACTGGTCTAACTCTGCCTCACTCCATGCACGGACATTAAGAAGTGTTCCGCCAGGGGTCTTGAGGTTAATCTGAAATGGTGCTTCGTTACTCATGGACTTCGCTTTCTGTTAGTTCGGGATAGAGATATGAATCTTTGCCGTTGACGGCATAACAAGCATGATTGACTGAACAAGTACCACACATGAATCCAGTGTTAGGCATGAAGATGTTGTTCTCCACTGCCAGTTTAAACGACTTAACACGGGAGCCAAGGCGTGACTCTGTATAGTGTGAGAGGTCGGCGGGGCTACTTAATTCCCCAGTCCTAGCCATCCAGTAGGCACCCTTGACAGGGAGCATACCAAATACTTTCTCTACCAGTATTGCGTAAGTGCCCAACTGTTCGTTGGACTTAGGTTCTTGTGCGCTTGTCTTGATGTCAATGACAGTGAGTTCACCGTCAGGTGAGACCATGAGGCGGTCAAGATAGCCTCGCACTTTTACTCCATGTACTTCTTTTAGGAGTTCAGTTTCGATTGCTGGCCTTCCATCAGGCATAATGAATACCTGATACCCGCTTTCTTGGCGGAATTGAATCCAGTAATCAACCATCTTTGGACCATTGGCAAGCCACCATGAAGCATCTTCCTTGTTTGGATATGCCTTAGTTGACCTACCGCCTGCCCTGAATGGCATGCCAGTATCGCTGGCTGCGTACTCTTTGTTCCACTCGTTGGTAAATACCACCGTAGGGTCAAAGACTCCCGCATCAGCGGGCCATGTGTCATATATTTCAGTTGCAGTGTGTACAGATTTACCGCCTACTAACCAGTAGGAAGGGTTCTCAGTTACGTTCTGCACTCGGCTAAGGTAATAGTTCCAGCCACAGTTGAGCCAAGTTGTAATGGCGCTGTGACTGACGTAATCCTTGCCAGTTAGATTTTGTAATGTTGTCATGTTTCTCCTTCAATAGAGGAGACTACTACACAATCTCTCCTCTATCGAGGTCTGTGCATAATTATTTTATCGGCGTGTCTCGGCGTGTCGCACACAAATGTAGAAAAACCATGTAGTACACTCCTGTTCGTGCAGAGCAAGGGTGTATTGGCGAGGTTCCACCGAGCCAAACGAGTTAAGCAGAAGCCTAGCATAGACCTGCGAGGAATACCAAGCCATGCCTGTATATGTGGCTCATTGGTATTTAAAGTCAAGTGCATGTTTGAGGACAATAACATTTCGTTATGGTTTGTTGATGCAGAGTGCGACCAATGCGGAGCGTTGGTAACCGTGCCTACCCCAGTAGATGTGCTCTAATGGAAAAGACTTTAGAGATACACCTTGCTGAATTGCGTGAGAAGATAGCCAAGGACATTGAAGATGGCGGATACGTTTGGTTCAATAGCGAATCAAGTAATATCATTGTCAGAAAGATTATCAGTCAAGCAGCAGAGTATGCCAGAGGAAATGGTGAGTAACATGAAGAAAGAAAACCTAGTCAGTATCTTAATCTTCACACTCATGGTGTTAAGTTTTGCCATGGGCTACATCTCTAAAGCATACGGATAACAGCCTTTGATTTACCCATACCAATGCACCAAGTGCAGCATCACTGTTGAACTTGAGCGTTCTATCCATGCCGAAGCAGATGCTCCTATGTGCACACCATGCGGTGAGCCTATGTCACGCATATTCAGCGTGCCAGGAGTTAAGTTCAATGCCCCTGGTTTCTACTCAACGGGTGGCTAATGGATTATCCTAACTGGTTTATAGACACCAATGCCATAGACAACTTCAAGCGCCACCTGCTGCCCCTTAAGGGCAAGCCAGTGGATTTCCTGCAGATAGGTGCCTATACGGGTGATGCATCCAAGTGGATGCTAGATGAAATCTTGAGCCACCCCGACTCAACCTTGACTGATGTTGATACATGGGAAGGTAGCGATGAAGCACTCCACGAAAACATGGATTTCGATGATGTATTTAAAACATACATAACAAAGGTTGGCAACTATGGCAACCTTACCTACCGCCAAGAAACAAGCGTTGACTTCTTTGGAAGTAACAAAAAGTTATATGATTTTATCTACATAGATGGCGACCATACAGCCTTCGGTGTAATGAAAGACTTGATGAGTTCATACTCAGCCCTTAAGTCTGGCGGGATTATTGCATGTGATGATTACCAATGGTCAGAAGGCAAGGGTAATTACTTTGACCCACGCCCTGCCATTGATGCTTTTTTCAACATAACACGCGACTATTTTACAGTCATTGAAATTGGCTGGCAAGTATGGTTTAAACATGCAGCATAAGTTGCTTCTTAAGAACCCAACTTTGCGCTTTGGCATCTGTATCATTTGTGGCCCTACAAAATTAAAGAAGAAACAGTACGGCTGGTCGTGTCGTACTAAGTACAACCAATACCGCTCTAGTCATTACAAGTTAAAGAAACTGCATTGTGAACTATGCGACTTTGTAGCAGAGCACCGTGCCCAGTTAGATGTGGACCATATAGACGGTGACCACGATAACAATGAACCTGAGAACTTACAGACTTTATGTGCTAACTGCCACCGTCTTAAGACAGTAAACAATAAAGATTGGGAAAGCAAAAAAGCCCCCCGCAATTAAGCGAGGGGCTTTGTCTGTTTAAACTATTAGTTAGAACCAGGGCCGTAATCTTTTGAGTGCTTGTTAGCCCACTTGGTCAGCGGCAGGGCCAATGAACCAATAAGAACTGCGTACTGAGGTTCTAGGTTGGCAACTAGGGCAACGCCCATAGTAATTGCAGAGGCAATGACGGCTAGACCGTAATCTTTAATAGCCCTAATTTGTTTGTCTGATAAAAACTTCTTCATTATTTACTCCATTTCGGTCTACCGAAGCCCACGATGTATGGCTTTAGTTTTGCTTTGTTGTTTGCTTTGTAAGCGCGAGTGCGGATAGCAACTTCCCCACCGTTGGCTTGGGAACCCTTCGCTTTCTTTTCAGGTGAAGTATTACCTTCAATGGTAGTAACAGTACCGTCAAGGTTATCTTTAACCACGATGCCAACATGCTCCACCTTCGCTCCACCTTCAATGAAATCAAAGAATACTATGTCTCCAGGTGCTGGCTTAGCAGTAGCAGCGTTGCTCCACGTTCCTATACCTTGAAAACCTGACACCCCAGCAGGGGTATAAATACAATTTGGAATCTTTAATGCTGGCTTGAGTTGTGCAAAGCACCAGTTAACAAAGGAACCACACCAGGGTTGTCCATCGTGTCCACTCCACTTGCCATACTTTGTGTGGTTTTCGCCTGCTTCTACAGTGCCAACCTCGGCCTGTGCTATTGCTAATAAATCATTTGTTTGCGTCATCGTATCTCGCCTTCATCACAGCAACATCAATTTTAATAGTATGTTGGTGTTCAAGTAGTTCTTCAACTTTGTTAATTAACCCAGTCTTACCATCGTTATACAAGGCGTACATAATCTTGCTTAACTGGTCTTTCAATTCTTCCGTTTGCTTTGCTACATAATGTCTTGCCATTATGCTGCCACCTGCAAGGATGGCAATTCCAACAAAGAAGTATGAGTAGACGATGGTTGCTGTATCTGGGTTCATGTGGGATATTCCTTATACGACAGTACGGGCTACGACTTGGCAAATGCCTCCGAAGCCTGAGTAGTTGCGGGCGGATGGGGTTGCGCGAGTGAATGTAATCTGTTCGATAACACATTCGATAGGTTCTCCACCAGCGGTGAAGTCCTGAATAACAATGGTTGCACCAATGCTTTCAACTGACTCAAGTGCAAACAATCTGTCACGAGCATAGCCTTCATAGCCTATTATGTTGCCAGTCTTATCAGTCTCTCTGTCATACATGAATAGTGGAATCTGTAGCACACGGGCACGAGTTGGTGAAGGTAAGGCTTTAACAGCAAGACCAACTACAACAGGACCAGTAGTAGCATCAGTACTTCTTTGAAGTAACTCAACTGTAAATGCAGCATCTGGAGTTACACTTGGGTATGCATCAATCAAATCAATATCTGCAGCAGTTGTAGTATCTTCCGTAAATGTTTTAATAATAGTTTCAGAACCATCATAGGCAAGTTTGTATAGTTCAATGTCACCATTGGCTGTATCATTTAAGGTACGCACACGCACACGCTTCCATGCTTTATTTTCCATGGTGTCGTAGCGGATTTTACCTGAACGAATCGTGCCAGAATCAACTAAGTTAGTAGCATGTTCCATCCATATACCAGAGTTTTCAATAGCAAAGATAAGACGGCTTGGTGAATCAAAGATACGAACGGAACGCACTGTTCCAGTGATACCTTCGGCATAAACATCGGTTGCGCGGGCATATACACCAGTTGAAATAGGCTGAGCGTACCCTGAAAGGGTAATAGGTTGACCTAGATTGATACGCATTGTTCCTGAGGCAGAGTTAACACCGTTGGTATTGGCTGCCCAAATGTAAGAGTCACGGCCTTCAAAGTCATAGACACCGTTCTCATTGTGAAATACCAATGGTCCGTATGTCATGTCACCGTTTTGGTCTAGCGTTGCAATGCGAGCGCCCTTGTTTGAACCAACCATAAGGTATGTTCCAAGGTATGCATAGAGCGATAAGATAAGTTCGCCTCGTGGCATTACAGCAGCAGTAACAATAGTTCCTAGAACTCCTGCATTATCTACTTGTAATTTAAAGATAGTAGAGTGGTCACCTGCGTAACCACCAAGGTAGATTGCAGCAGAGCCTTCGGTTATGGCACTCCATGTCCATAGTACGGGCATGTTGACTGAACCATTGATAAGAGTTCCTGATGCTGCCACCATTGTTGTCTTAATATCAACGGCTGCGCCAGCACCTTTGCTGTTAAAGGTAAGTTCATATGCTGAGTAAGTTAAATCAGTAAACTTAAATGCAGCAACGATACGGCTTTTAACATACTTAAGAACCACATGGTCTGCTGTTAGACCATTGTAGGCATAATGTTTATGTGTTGTGCCATCAGATAGTTTGACATCGTAGATGCCAGCAGTTGTAGCCACATACATGTATGTACCATCTGAGGTAGTAGCAAGGACTGTTTCATTGTTAATAGAGGCATAGTTAACCAAGGCAGTAGAGACACCAGCGGTAGTAATCTTATACATGGCTGTAGTCTGTGTTGTGCGTACTGTCATATCTGTAGCAACGGCAAAGGCAACACCAGTAGAACTAGCACCCGTATCAACCTTGCACTTACCAGTAAAAGCCTGAACAAGTGTTGTCTTTTTAAGCAGAGTTAATTGGCCTGGAGTCCATACATCTACGCCATAAGAGTTATTGAAACGAAAGCGTACTTCGTTATCATTACCTTCCATTGGCTCTGTGTATTGGATACCTTCGCCATAGTGCCAAGAGGACTGGCTGCGTGTCCAATAGCCTGAGCCTGCAAGCGTATGCTCACCTGGGTCACGCATCTGGTCTACACGCTGAGCACGAAACTCTGCAGTCTGTCGCTTGTATGGTGTGTTGTCTGTTACTGCCATAATGAATGGCAAACCAGCAATAGCAACATCGAAGGCATTAGCGTTTAAATCATAGTATGTGGATAGACGGCCCGATAAATCAATTATCGTGCGCTCGGTAATGTCAGGTGCTCTTGATACCACTATGACTCCTTAAATAGTATTACGACAGTAACAACTTCGCTTCATCGGCGCTAATGCCAAGTCTGGCGAGTAGGGCTGCTTTGGCTGTTGCCTGTGCAGCATCTTGTTCTGCCTTCCAAGCATCATATTGTGCAAATCCCGCGTTAAATTGCGCTTCTGTAATTGGCTCACATTCTAAAAACTCTATGCCTTCATACTCATCACCGCGAGCAACATAGCCGCCATTGGGAATTAACATACTTAAAACATTTTGGATTGTAGCCATTATGCACCAATTTCCATAAGTGTAATTGAAGAAGGAAAAGTGTTCAATGTTACTAGACCACTACTTGTTGATTCATAAGGTGCTGCTTGTGTTTTGTAGGTTGTCGCGCTAGTAGTTGCTGGAGAATCTAAGTAACAAGCCGTTAAAAAGCCCGCACTAGCCGAACTTGTACCACTAACTACATTTATCCCAAACGCTATTACACGACTGGCTAAGACAGTTGCACCGCGTAAGTATTGCCAACCGCCCCAACATCTATAAGCAGCCCTTTCGGCCTCACCATATTGCGAAATTAAAACTAAAATTTTGCTTGTATTTAATGTCGGTGTAATTGTTGCCGTTAATCCAGTATCGGTAAAAGTAGTTGTTGAAATGGTTGTTCCTGTTGAATACTGAGCCGTTATAACTTGCAAAACTTTACCGCTTGAAGGCAATGTTGCCCACGCTAACCCTGTACCTGCAGTTGAGTCAGCCTTGAGATATTGTCCATTGGTACCAACTGCTAGACGAGATACCGTATCGGCAGCGGTACCAGCAATAAGGTCGCCCTTAGCATCTGCAATAGTTGCAGGTATTTCTCCGTGACTATGCCCACCTACTCCAATTGGATACCAAACATTGTCGGTTGAATCCCAGACATAACCTGGTCTGGTTGTGTTACTAAATGTAGCCAAGTTAGTTTCCTCCTAGGAGTAGTTGTGCTTCTTCGGCAGTGATACCGAGACGAGCAAGTAGTGCTGCTCTGGCTGTAGCAATATCAGGCGCAATTACTGTGCCATTATGTGCTGCAACAATTGGTATTGCTTTATCTTTGTCAGATTCAGCAATGTTTAACCATAGGTCTTTGTTTTCATCTATAAGTGGGCGACCAGTAACTTCAACACCAATAACCTTTAGTTCCGCTACTAATTCTTCACCATTAAGATTTGGTGGTGTATCAAATTGAATTAACATTATGCTCCTAAGTAACTGAATTGAAGTTGAGTTGAGTAACCAGCAATAAGGTTTAACGCACCACCAGAGTTCTGACCACATCTACTATCTATGTAATCTCCCGCTACCAAATTTAATACTAAAGATGCTGAATGAGTAACTTGGCTGCCAACACTAGTATATGTATGAAAAGTTCCAAATACATCTGTTCCATTTTTATAGATGTAACTCCATTTAGCGCCTGTTGCAGTTGCAGCCCAACAATGTTGATAGTTAATTAACCATTTTCCACTATATCCTGTAGGTACAGTTAAACGAGAATTGTTGGTAACATTGTCGTGGATGTTATTAGTATCATAATATTCGGCATCCCATGTAATAGTATTATCGCTACCGCTTGTGCAAGATTGCACGGCAGTTTTATAAACCGATGCGCCCACATAAGTTGAACCGCTTGCAGGTGTAGCCCAACTTGGAATACCTGATGCCACAGTCAAGACCTGAGCAGATGAACCGATACCTAAACGAGCAGGTGTACCTGCAGCAGAGGCATAAGACATATCACCAGCAGTGGTAAGTGTGGATAGATTCTGCGCCGTTTTCTGCGCTCTTGTATTAGCCATTAGTTTCCTCCAAGTAGTGTCTTAAACTCATCTGCAGTTATGCCAAGACGAGTGAGTAGGGCTGCTTTGTCGGTAGCGGATTTATCAGGCAACGGGTTAGCAATAGCAGCGTTAATTTCTGCCTCTGTTTTTTTATCATCGGTAAGCCAGACAATATCGCCAATTTCATCACCTGATAATGTCCACTCTTTTGCACCTAAATCATCAAGTGCTTTTACAATTTCTTTATGTGTTGTCATTAGTACACTTCCAATACGCTAAAGTTGTTATTAAATCCAGCATTTGCACCGTATAGCGTTACACTACTGCCATCTGTTTTCATTTGTAACTTAAATACTGTTGATGATGCAGCAACATTTGTAAAATAAAACAAAACATTAAATTGAGTGTATCCAGTTGCACCTCTTGCACCAGTATAAAGCAATCCAGAACCTGTTGCGCCTGCAAATAACTTAAAATCTATTGCAACATTTGCTGCACAATAAATGCTAAAACTTGCTTTGACTTCAATTTTGTTTGTTGCAGAAACAGGTGTGCGTGTAATTGTCATATTTGTTACATCTACATAGGTTGTTGAAGTTGTTGAAAAATCTCCACCTGCTGCCGTTGTTGTTAAGACTGGCAAAGTGCCACCAGAAGGCGTAGCCCAAGTTGGGATACCGCTTGCGACTGTGAGCACTTGGGCAGATGAACCAATTCCTAGACGGGCAGGAGTATTAGCAGCAGATGCGTAAATGATGTCACCTGTTGTAGTAGTCAAAGTCTTAGCCACATAGGTAGTTGCAGCAGCAGCAGTTGTAATTGTATCTGTGTATGCCACCTGTAAGGCGGCAATAATTTCTACAATATCGCTTGTAACTGTTGCGGTAACAAGGACTACGCTAGTACCAGTAGTTGCTGTGTAATCAGAACCACGAGATAGAAGTACACCGTTAAGGAATACCTGCTCATACCCTGGGGTATAGGCAAGAACATTTGTTGTATCATCTGTACCGCTAAGAGTTGTAGTTCCATTAGTTGGTGCTTTAGACCAACGAGTAACTACTGTAGTTGGTGCAGTGCCATCTGTATCTACCCAGATAAGTCCATCTGTAGGAGATGAAGGTTCAGTTGGTTGAGCAAGAGAACCTGAGATAGCACCCCAAGAGGCAGCAGTTCCATTAGTTGTTAGATACTTACCTGAGTTAGATGTCTGTGAGGGAACTACATAAGCAGATGTTGTATCAAGAGATACGGTAACTGCGCCACTTGCGCCACCACCTGTTAATCCCGTTCCTGCTGTCACCGATTCTATATCTCCGCTTGTTGCCATAACAGACCAAACAGAGCCAGTCCAGACATACATAGCAGCAAGAGTTGAATTAAAGTACAGCGCACCAGTAAGAAGTGCGTTGCCATCATTGTCTAGTGTAGGTGCAGATGATTTAGCACCAAGGTATCTATCATCAAAGTTGTCATAAGTTGTGGCTGCATCTGATGCGCTAGTTGCTGCACTAGATGCCGATGTAGATGCACTAGAAGCACTGGTTGCTGCTGCTGTCTGTGATGTTGCAGCAGACGATGCGCTTGTTCCAGCAGAAGATGCAGATACTGCAGCATTTGCTGCAGATGTAGAGGCAGCCGATGCGCTAACACCTGCGCTAGTTACGCTTGTACTTGCTGCAGTTGCACTGGCAGCAGCACTGGTAGCAGAAGTAGCAGCAGCGGTTGCACTGGCAGCAGCCGATGTAGCAGAAGTACCCGCTGCTGTTGCAGATGCTGCAGCAGATGTTGCGCTAGTTGAAGCAGATGTAGCACTTGTCGCTGCTGCAGTTTGACTTGTTAAAGCAGATGAGGCAGACGTTGCCGCGCTAGTGGCAGACGTTGCAGCACTTGTTGCTGACGTGGCAGCAGCAGTCTGGCTTGTAAGAGCCGATGCTGCAGAAGTTGAAGCACTAGAAGCACTGGTTGTTGCAGAAGTTGCAGAGGTTAATGCAGAGGAAGCACTTGTTGCTGCAGAAGTGGCACTGGTTGCTGCTGAGGTAGCAGAGGTTGCTGCACTGGTGGCACTTGTGGCTGCGCTTGTGGCAGAAGTAGAGGCAGCGGTTGCTGAACCAAGAATAGAGTCAACGTAATCCTTAGGGGCTGCAGATGATGAAACCATACCTGCACTAGATAGACCAGTAATAGTTCCAGCACCGCTAACAACAATAGATGCTGTTGAACTTACTGTACCCGTAAGGGTTGCACCGTTAATAGTAGGAGTAGTAAGAGTCTTGCGTGTAAGAGTAACTGCTTGAAGTGAACCAACTACATTGCCATCGTTGGCTGCAAGCCCGTGGATATGTGTTAGTCCAGCAGAGGCAAGAATGGCTGTATCATTGTCATAACCGCGAGCAGCCTGATGAGTTTGTTCTTCTTTAAAGTCACGACCAGATACACCGTGGCGCACAGATGTACCAGCAGCATGAGAAACAGCCTGAGTATTATCTTGTCCACGGGTAATAGTAAGGGTTGTAGATGTTGCAGCCGTTACCGTTACTACTTCTTCTTTGGACCCATCTGGGTCAAGGATAAGTGTGTAAGGAACCGTTGATGGAAAACCGCTGACAGATACAACGGCAACGCTTGTTGTTGTATCACCAGTTGCTGCTGATGTAATAGAGTTAACCAGCGATGTTTGAATTGCTGTAGCGGAAAAGTTCCGCTTGAGTACGCCTGGGTCGCCTGCTGCCATGTGGGTGCCTTATCTCTGATAGTGTGAACGAATTGGGAATTGACGGCGCATGTTCTCCGCCACTTCGTTTAAACGAGTGTTGTAAACATTGAACAGGAAACGTGCTGCATTAGCACCACTGCCTGGTCCACGTTGGTTATCAAGTACATCTGCTTCTGCAGATAATGGACCTAAACGTGCAGGGTCAAGGAATGAAACCATACGAAAGGCTGCACCATAGATGAGCACATCTTCTGCATAAGTTGGTATGCCAGTAATGGTTGACATTTCTTGTGTTGCTGTAGAGTTAATATCAAAAAGTGTTGGGCGCTTGGCATAAGCCACGTTAACTAATCGCCCTGGAACGATTGGTGAATACACGCTTAGGCTGTGCCCAAAGTTAGTACCATCGCCAAAGGCTGTTGGATTAGCAGTTCTATCAATTTGCCATGCACGCACTGGTAGCCATTCTTTAGATGGACCAATAACTGCGTGAGTAACTGAAAGGATATTCTCAACTGCATCTGGAATATCATAGGTTGTGCGAGCAGCAATGTAACTGAATTGATACTGGCCTATGCCAAAGACTTGAGGATAGACAGAGTTAAGTGAATCGTTAATTGCTTTCTTGATTTCATAACGTGGAAAGACTGGAGCAGTAATAACCTTAGAAAGGTTATCGTGTGTAGCAGCAACTGAGCCACGCTGACCGCGCCCCCATGGGGCTAGGGTTAACACGTTATCAATGTTGTTGGTGCTATTGACATACATGAGTTCATCGCCTACTTGTGCAAAGCCACGGCTAACAACGCTTGCATCATTAACTGCGATGCTGGTAGTTACTGCATCAGTGATAGCAGCAGTTAGCCAAGTGGTTGATTCAGTGTTCATGCTGTAGCCGTGGAGAAGTGTCTCAATACGGTCAGTCATCTGTTCAAGAGTGCTCACAGGTTAATGCTCCTTAAGGCTGATACTGCTGACTTACCAGTGGTGCCAGCAAGTTCGTTGCATACTGCGTTTAAACCTTTGTAGTCATTTGGCTGGCGAGATGCACTAGCCTTGTAGTTAAGTGCTCCTAATAGGTCCTTGCCAGTTGTGCCAGCATAGGCATTAGCAGCCCCTGGTGCCTCTAGGAAGGCAGTACGGGCTGGGTATGTGCCTGAGTTAGCAAGCCGATTTAATTCTGCTACGAGTGTACTTCCGTCATATCCAGTTGCCATTACTTACTCCTTATTTGTTTCCTTTGATTTCAACAGGTGGCGTATTAACGTCACGGCCACCAATCCCGTATGGGTTAACTGTTCCAAAGTTGTCGTCTTGGTTGACTTGGGTACTCCCACAGCCGCATGTAGAGCACATGATTACTTGCCCTTTTTCTTGAGCATGGACATTCCTTTTGAAACTTCCTTCTTAACCTGAGCCTTTGATTCGCCCTTCTTAAGTTCCATCTTCTTCTGGCCCTTAGGCTCAGTCTTTTCAAAGGCTGCATACGCTGCCTTCTTTGCAATCTTCTTTGGTGCTGCCATGATATTCCCCTTTTGTGTTATGACTTTGACATCTCCACCAACACTAATTGTGTAGTCGGCAGAAATCTTAATTGCCCTGCGTGCTGCGAACTCTGCAGCCTTCATAGAGTTCTTGTTGAAGCCAGTGGCTAATGCACCCAGTGCTATTGAGCCACCGCTTCCTACTGCGTACAATCCACGGTCATCCCTTGACCATAAATAGTCCTGGTCTACTTCGTAGATAATTCCGTTTAAACAGATAAGAGCATCAAAGCCAGCATCTTTATCGGCTGTATCTGGTGTGTAACTGTTCTCTCGCATAACTTCACGCAAGGAAGGTAGAACCTTTGTCTGTATAAATATATCCGTAGGCACTGTCTTTATCACCTTGGGTGGTGCCCATATAAAATTCGCTATATTGCCAGCAATGGCATCACCTGCAAAGGCAAATACATAATCACCCTTGCGTGTTACCTTTTCAAAACTTTTGGAAAAGTATGGCTTGTCATTATAGGTAGTCATGGAATCTGCTGCTATAACTGCCCAGCCTTTTCCCTGAATACCTACGATGGCTGTCATCCCTTAAATCCTCCCGTATTGGCATCAAATGCTTTGCCAACTTTGTTGGAAGCATCTATTGCTGTTTGAATTTGTTTTGTAGATGTGCCTGCAGGTTGTATACCTTGCTCACGAGCAGACTTGTAAAGGTCTAACTCTTTGTTCCATTTCTTTTGTGGCATATTTTCTGCACGACCTGCATCGCCAGTGCCTAATTCTAATGTACTAATCTTGCAACCAAAGCAGCCTTCAACAAACTCAGGGTGCTGGGTTCTCTGATGTAGACTCATAGTGCTGTTATGTTCTCCCCGTATACGCCACCGATAGAGGCATCGGTTAGGCGGTTTTTAGTTGCCTCATCAATAGTGTACTCGTGTCCACCTAGATAGTGTTCAGAGGATGCTGCAATGTCTGTCTGTGCTGGGAAGCGATAACTAGAGTATAGCCCATCAATCATAAGGACAGATACTCCACGGTGGATACCGTAACGAATAAACAGTCTATCCCACGCTATAGGTGTTTCAAATACTGTGGGTGGTACAAACTTGTACTGTGCCATTTATTCTCCTTTTAAGCGCAGAGGGCGGGCGAAAGGAAACTAACTCCCGCCCTCTACTATCAAATTATGACTGGATTGATGAACCAGTCTCAATGCGGTATAACGCAGCCTGACGGTATAGTGAGAATCCGAGGACTCCGTACCAACCGATAGGACGGAAACGCATCAAGCGGTCAACGACTGGTCCGATGATAACGTTTGGCTCCTGTGCAACTGCCTCAGCAAGTGCTTGCTTTCCAGCAAGAATTGTGCGGTAGTTAGCAACTACTGGAGTTACTGTTACAACGGTTGTCGCTGTTACTGCTGCTGTGTTAGCAGTGTCAACAGTGATTGTAGTAGTTGAACCTGATGTAACCAAAGATGTAATCTTTGCACCTGATGCAACGCCTGTACCTGAGATTTTATCTCCTGCTTCTGCAGAAGTAGCAATGATTGATGTTGAAGCAACACCAAATGTGTAACCTGCTGATGTACCAGCAACAGTTACTGCAGTTGTAGCAAATGCTGAACCATCTGCACCATCTATGCCACGGTACATACGAGGTGTTTCTACGAAGTAGGCACCCTCAAATGTTCCGATAGTTCCTGGCCAGAACTGTCCTGTGCCAGTCTCTGCGTACTTGTGCATGTCGTTCCATCCACCAACGCCTGTTTCGGCGCGTAGGTCATGTGATACTTCTGGGTGGATACCACACCAGTAGAGTGAGCCTTCGCGTGGAACAGCCTTGTTTGAACGCAACTTAGCAACAGCCTTACGGATGTTTGCAGCAGTTAGTGTGTCAGATGCTGTGATTGTGGCTGTTGTTGTACGGGCTCCGCCGTAGATAACATTTGTGCCAGTACGCAATGTTTCCATTGCAATCTTGTCAAGTGAGTCAGCCATGTTGAAAGCGATGATGTCAGCAACTGCTGGGTCAACGTCAGACAATGAGAATAACTGCAACTTGCGAGTTACAAGTGAAGCATTACCGTATTCAGCAAGTGATACTGAAACGGTTGAAACATCTGACAATGCTACTGCATCTGGGTCAGTTGTCTCTGATGATAGTGCGGATGTTGCCGCAGCCAAGTCATTGTAAATTGAGAATACAACGCTTGAACCTGGCATCGCTTGCTGAGCAGGGCGCTTGTCGGCTACTGAACGAATCAGTGGCTGAGCACGAAGCGCGAACTCTACATAGCGGTCATACGCGGTTTTGATTAAGCCAGCGAGTGCTGACGAATCTGTGTATGCCATGTGTTCACCTCCTGGTGATTGGTAGTGTTAGTTATATGTTTGAATACCAAGGATGGAACTTAAATCAGCAGCCGAGGTAGCATTTAAAATCTTTGCAAGTGCATCTTCGTCCACCCCTGGAGGTGTACCTGTTTGCATCACATCTTGGATTCTGCGTTGTGCTGCGTTAGCAGGGTCCTTAGCCTTTTCATCGGCTGGTGCCTGTACTCCGAACACATCGCCATACTCAGCAAGCCATGCTGACACGGCTTCTTCTGTAGTATCAATATCCTGTGGGATAAATGCTGCGACTTTAGGGTTAATACCCTTTGCTGATAGAACATCCTTGACAGTACGTTGACGTGTCTGATTTTTCAGACCATTTGCTTCTACCTCAAGTTCTTTCAAACGCTTTTCAAGCGTGCGATTTACCTTGCGTAGTTGCTTAACAACGTCTCCACCATCGGTGGTTAAGTCGTCATCTTCGTCGTCGTACTCGTTGTAGTTGGTAGCCATCTACCTATCTCCCTTTTGTTGGTTGTATTCGCAATCCACAAACAAGGTTCGGGGAAACCAAGTTGGCTATTGCTACCAGTCTTGTACGCTCCTCAGGGCTGGTGGGTCTGAGTGAGGATTCTTTTATACTGCGCTATTTGCTTTAAGTGATGCTGACCCAATGCCAGTGTTACCACCAAAGCGTGCTACTTCACGCGCTGCACGGCGTTGTGAGTCAAGAATTGTTGCTTGGTCTTTACCAAGGATTGCGGTGACTGCATCAAGGTCATTGTATTGAGCACCTTCAATGGCAGATAAAGAGCCTTGGCTATTTGCAAGTTGACGAGCCTGTTGGAATGTAACATCAAGTGATTGAAGGTCCATGGTTCCTGCAGCGTTAATGAATGACTCAGCAACACCGTAACCTGCTTGTGTCTGTCCAAAGTCAAACTTAGATTTAAGAGCCTGTGCACCAATTTCAGCAGCACGAGATTGGCGCTTGATAATATCAAGGCCAACTGTTGGATTAAGAAGGTATGTAATTGCTGCTGACTTATCTACACCATAGTAGAGATTAAGTTCTGCAAGAACATCAGGGTTCTTTTCAACATCTTGTGATGCAATGGCTACTCTATCTTCAAACTCTTTAGGTGAAGTTAAGCCACCAATGTACTTACCCATTTCAGCAGTAGTACCAAAGATATTCTTGTCAATGCCATAGTACTGCAAGGTTTGCAAGAAACCCTTTTCCATGTTGATATATGTGCCTTCGTCAACTGCTTTACCAGCAGCGCGTAGAGCATCCATACCAGGAAAGCGTGCTTTGTAAGCAGGGCTTTTGATTAACTCTAAATACATCTGTGCTTTTGTGTAATCGTTTTTGATTAAACTATCTAATTCATCAACTAAATCCTGAGGTAGGCCAAGGCCCTTCATGGTATTGGCATACTCAACATTGGCTGCAAGTCGTCCTTGTTTTGCTATGTCAGCAGCAGTCTCTGCTGCAACGTCAACAATGACACCGTTCCTATATGTTGAACCAAACATGCTTCCACTAAATGGTTTGCCATCTTGAGTAAATGGGTCAGCAACTGTACCGCTACCACCAAAGTTGCCAGCAGTAGAATTGGCTGGGTTTCCAACTTTGACTATTCCATTGGTATAAGTCTGTCCGTTGTATACGCCAGTAAAAGGTGCACCATTAAATTGAAGTACTCCACCTACGGTTTTGTAACCAGTAGTATCTGTTGCACCTGTAACAGCAGTGCCTCCGCCACGAGAACCTGATACAAAATCAGGATTTTTTTCAGTAACAGTAGAAACCTTTTCTCCACCCTTACCGTCAGCAGTTACTGCTCGGCGTAGTGTTCCAGTTGTAGCAGTATTGTTTTGGTAATCCCAACGGACAAATGTTCCTGCTGCAGGAAATGTAACCGCAGCCTTTGTGACTACAGGCACAGCAGTGCTTACTACAGTACCTGCGGTTGCTGCACGCAATCGTGCATCCATTTGAGAATCAGTAAGTGCTGGTGCCTTAGTTACCACTACTGGTGCTGCAACTACATCTAGTGCTGCAAGTGATGACATTCCTCCGCCATCGGCACTTGTATATTCTCTCATTAGCCCACCATTCCAAACATCTTAGCCATGTCCAGTGCATTTGTGCTATAGACTTCTTTAGCATTGCGTGTCTGTTGCCATAGTGGGTCTGATTTAACTTCTTTAGTAAAGTCTGCAAAGGTACGAGCAGCACCTGTAGTTGTATCAATAGTCTTTTTCATTAAGTCATTCCAAGAAACATTGCTTTCATCTACTTCAAGTAGACTAGCCATCTGTCCTCGGTATGCACGAGTTGCCTCATAGAGTGTGCGCCCTGAATCAAGTGCAGTTTTAAATGCAACATTGTTAGGGTTTTCAATCGCCTGACGGCGCATCTCTGCAATGTAATAGTTTGCATCTTTAGAATCTGTTGGGTCAAGCAGAGAGTTGTTAATTATCTTCTCATAGGCGGGTGTAAGAGTTACGCCATAGGCATAGGCAGTATCACGAATCTTAGATAGTGAACTACCAATCTCGCCACCACCAGTAAAGACAATAGGTGCCTGTCCAGCAAGATAATCTTTAAGTTGGTTATCATCCCAGCCGTTCTTGACGGCTTCCTGTGCGATACCACTGACATAGCCAGTCTTATCAAATGCTTTGCCTGTTATAGGGTCAATGCCCTGCACGTTTAAACCAAGTTGTTCTAAGTAACTAGATACTGAGGCAACCTTGTTACGGATTAACTCAACAGTTGTTGACTGTTTGCGTGGGTCATGTGTATCTAAATACCATGAGCGTAGGCTAGGTAGCGTTGTCTGCCACCATGATGTGCCTTCAAGTTGCATTTGGAACTGGTCTGCTGTCCAGCCTTCGGTTGATGCCTTATCAAATAATCCATCAATCTGACTCTTTTGGTCTTTGTTATCTAAGCCAGCAAAGGTTGAGCGTAGGTAGTCAACATACATTGTTTTAAGTGCTAATTCTTTTGCGGTAACTGCAGCATCTGCAACGCCTTTTGCTTTTGCTGCTTTATCAGATGTTGCTTTTGCTGCTGCTGTTTTTGCATCGGCTGCTGCTTTGGCATCTGCTGTTGCTTTGTCAGTGGCTGCTTTTGCAGATGCTGCAGCAGCATCTGCTGCTGCTTTGGTCTCTGCTGGTGTCGTTGTCATTGCAGAAGGGCGTACATAAGTACCCTGCTCATAAGCAGGTGTACCTGGAGCAAGGCTTTCACCCATTGGGCCATACTTAGGAGCAGGCTGTCCAGTTAAATCTTCTTTGCGCTTTGCTGCTTCTGCTGCAGATTTTGTATCTGTCGCAGTTTTTGCTTTTGCTTTATTGGTAGCATCGGTCTTTTTGATTGCATCAATTTGATTTTGATAATCTACAAGAAGGGCTTTGGCAGCATCATATTTCTTTTTTGTATCATTGTAGTAATCACTACCAACTTTAGAGGTTGACATTTGGTTCTGTAGTTGGGCAATAGTAATCTGCGTTGGTTGCAGTTTTTCTCTAAGTTGCGGAAGCGTAAGTGCCATTATTTTGCCTGCGCTTTTCTAACATCGGCTGCAACAGACTGATAGATAACATCAAGATATTTATTATCTTGCTTTATCTTATACTCTGGTGATGCAGTAATTGAATTGGTAAGGGCTTGTTGGCGACCATACATGCTTGTATCTTGTGACTGGCCCATGATGAGATTGATTGCTTTTGAGTAATCGTTACCTGTGGCATTACGCCCAAGCATCTGTTGGTAAACAGTCTGTACTGCATAGTCTGCTTCTTGCTTTGTAAATACAGCCCCAGTTGTACCAGATGTTGTACCACCACCTGCTGCCTTAACTGCAGCAAATGCTGCTGCAAGGTCAAATGTTCCAGATGTCTTAGTCACTACAGGTTTAGTTGTTACCGCTGGCGCTTTAACAGTGGTGTCACCCATTGCTGCTGCGCCTTTTTCTATAGGACTTGTCATTAGAGCACCACCGAATCATTTGCGAAGTAACGGTTAATAAATTGTTCAAACTCTGGACTACCATTGGTTAGTTCGTCCACAAACATTTTGTAAACTTGAGCAACATCTGTATTGCTTTTAGCACTTAGGCTTCCTGAGCCACCAGCGTTATTGCGCTCTGCAAGAATTGCAGCAAATTGTTTGCGACCATCAAGATAAGCAAGTGCTTGCTTGACAACTGCACGGTCACCGTTCTGAGCCATCCACTTTTTGTCTTTAAAGACATTATCAAGGATTACTGCACGGCGCTCATACTTTGCTCTATCTGGGGAAGCATAGGCTGAGTACCAGTCAAGATTATCTTTCTTCATCTGGTCCAACCAGACAGATTTAATCTGCTTAATGATTCCAGCGTTAGGGTCATTGGCATCTGTGACACCATTTTGCTTTTGGTATGCACTGATTTGACCCATTACATCTTGATACTGTGTCCACCCACGCTTGACGTTGGCTTCAATAAGGAGTTCGTTGGCTGTACGATTCTGACGGTATGTGCTACCACTGCCAGGTGTTGCACCATGCTTGTACTGCCATTGATAGGCAGCCTGTGAGAATGTGTATTGGTTATCACCATCATTAGCAAGGAAGCCTAGAAGTTCGCTATCACCTGAACTCTGAGCCATAGCCATAATGTTGCTAAACTTCTTAAGGTTACGCACAGTCTGAACGCTTGGCTCTAATCCGCCTTGGTTCTTTGACTGACTAATTGTAGCCTCAAAGAAATCTGGATACATTTGAAGAAACTTAGCATCTGCCATTCCAAGTACACGTTCACCAGTTTGTGGGTCGCGGTAGTCAGCATATTGCTGTTGGAACTGACGGTATGTTTGAGCGTAGAAGTCAACCTCAGGAGCCACGGCAAATGGTGCTGAGATAGAAGTCAAGGCACGAAGGAAGAAGAACTTATTAGTTCTATCTGTAATTTCCTGTACCGTTGGAGCGGTAGTGCGCTTGCCTTGGTTAAAGTTGTAAGTCTCATAGCGAAGCATCTGATTGTATGAGCGAACATACAAGTCATCTCTGCTCCACACAGTGCTCAAACGGCGCAGTGCGCTTGGTAGGAACAAGTCTGTTGCCTTCTGTGGCATACCCGCTGGGAAGAATACCTTGAGAGCATCTTCTAATTCAGGGCGTTCCTTAAGTATTAAGTACGCTGGAAGAACTGCGAATGGGCCAAAGCCTGGGTTACCTGGCTGGCCCTGTGTCACAACATCAAGGCTGTTTAGCGGAATGTTAATGTTCTTAAATGAATCTTGAACAATACCTTGCCATGACTTAGGCAGTGTGTCAATGAATCCTTGAGGTACACGCACTACAAGGTTAGCCATCTTGCCACCTTGTAACTGGTTTGCATCTGTGATGCGGTTACCATCTTGGTCAATGATTGTTTGACCATGTACAACCTGTGCGATTGTACGGCCTGCTGTTGCGATAAGCGATGGGTCCTCCATCGCCATACCACCCCAACGGCGGATAGTGTTTTCGTAGGCTGCGTAAAAAGGAAAGAGTAGTTTAACTACACGGCTAGATGATGCACCACTACGGCGAACAATAGTGAACAAAGTCTTTTCAACTTCTTGGCGTGAAGTCTCACGGGCGTGAGTTACTGCACGGTTAAGTTCGTTAGCAGTAAGTCTTTCTTCACCCTTGACACGAGAAATAGCAGCGATGTTAAGTTTAAGTTGTTTGTCATACATGGCTGATGCCAATGGGTGACGAGCAAATACATCTTCTGGTAGTGAACCAAGGAAGCGCATAACACGGCGATTAACAGTGTCAATGATACGCTCTTGGTCTTTGTATTCTTTAGATGTTACAACAAGTAAACCGTTAAGTGGTGTCAACTTCTCGGGAGCAGAGGCAAAGCGTTCTGTTAGGAACTGTTGAATCTGTCCACCTGAAAGTGGCTTGCCATCTTCTTTACCAGTACTAAGAATTACTGCTGTCTCATTATCTGGAATATAAGCCCTGACTCCACCACGAGTAATGTTTATCTTTTCAAGTAACTTCTCATCCATTTCACCGCTTGTTACTTTGTGGAAACCAAAGTACTTGCCAGGTTGAGTGTATGTTGAGTTAGCATAGATGCTACCTTCGCGGGTATGAAACCACTCAAGGATTTTCTTGTCAGACTCGTTATCAAGAATCCTACGAACAACATCATCCATAACGCCTGTCTCAGGGTCGCGGAAGTGCATATTAAGAATGTTTGCCCAGCCTTCAAAGTAGCGTGGGTCAGTAGGCTGAATTAGGCGAACGCTGCGTGAGCCAATTCCTGTAAGGAAAGCCATCTCCTGATTAGATACTTGGTTGTTCCAAGTCTGCTCAGCAGAAGTACGCCCAAAGAACCATGATGCATCTTGATATGCCTTAGGTAATTCATAGGACTGTCCACCAGCAGTAATTTGATGATAACCGTAACCAACGCGTTGTTTAACAGCATTAGTTTCTGCTACATCAATACGAGCACCAAGGCGAGTAACTGCATCATCAAGTGCTGCAAGAGATGCAGCCTTGCTACGAGCAATGTTTGCAGCAGCATCTTCGATACCGTTGTTAATCATTGACTGTAAACCATCTTGTAGATAGTAAGGTGATATAGCGTTATCTCTAATGCCTGAGCGAGCACGCTTCTTGGAAGCACGGCTTGCAAGACGGCGTTCTGCTGGATTCATATTGGCAGCCTCAAAATCAACTGCAACATCTGCCATAGCCTGAGGCAATACACCTTCTTGAACTGACTTAAGGTATTGCTTTACCTGACGTTCACGGCCTGCTGAGCCAATAGCGCCAGGAAGAATAATGTGGCTTTGTCCAGCAGCACGCTTGTCATCTGAAACAACAAGACTTCCGTAGCCATTTTCTTTTGCCCAACGGCTAACCGTATCGTCTGGGTTCTGCCAACCTTTTGTTTTAAGCCATGTATTAAAGTTGGAAGATTTGTCAGCAAATGCTTCTGTCTTAAGTTCTTCTGGCAAGTTGCGCCATGAACCAACAATATCTGCTGGTGTCATATCGCTTTTGCCTGCAGCAAACTCTGCTTGTGATTTCTTGGTAAGGGTTAAAGCCTTGCCATAAGAACGAACCTGTGCTGTCTTACCTTCGTTGTAGCCAACGCGAAAGACTGGGCGGTGAGTCATGTTCTTGAAAAGTAATGTTTCTTCTTCGCCATTTTCGGCAGCAAGTACAAGGGTTTCAAAGTCAATAGCCTTGACTTTTTGCCAAGAGGCACCCTTCTTAATTTCAACTTTCTTACCTGCATTAACTGCATCAATCATATCTGATTGGAGTTTAATCATGGCTTCATTTTTAATATCAGTACGCTTAAGAGATACTTTTTGTTCTGGAAGTATTGCTTCAAGTTTTACAAGACGACCTTGAACTGGCTTGCGGTCACGACTTTCAATACCTGGAGCAACGCCAATTTCTGAATCTTGTATTGAAACAACTTTAAACTTTACACCTGCTGGAAGTAGGACTTCTTGTTCTGAACCAACGCTAGTTGCTGTTTGGTCAATATTAAAGCCCTTATATGTTGCTTCAATATCTAAACCAGGGTGACCTTTCGGTACCTTGATTTCAAAAAGCGTTGGTTTAAATCCCCCGCTAGCACCAACAAATGCACTACTACTTGCAACATTTATATCTTTGCTTGTAGAAGTAAAGCCCTTTTCAGAAATTACTTGTCCAACAGTTAAGTTTTCGTATGGCGTACCAGAGGCGGTAATGCCACGATAAACCGTTGTATTCTTATTAACAGTACTGCGTTGAACTGTGCGTTTTAATCCAGCAACCCATTCTTCGCCTTGCTTGTTTAAACCTTCTGGTAAGTAATCTTCATTAAAATAAAAACCACGAAGTTGTGACTGCTCAATACCAGCAACACCAGTCACCCATGGGCGTACATACTTACTAAAATCTGCTTTTGGCATTTGTGCTACAACACCTGGAGTACCAATTTCGGCTCCTGGGGCAAGAGATGGCTTATCACCAATATGACCTGGGCGACCAGATGGAGTCTCAATGTACTGTTCTACTGAGTGGAATGTGCCACCCTTGGCGTAACGGTCAGCGATTGACTTAACCCCAGATGTAGAAAGAGAACGAGCCTCGTTAATGTCAAA